CAGCGCGGTCTTGGCGGCGCCGTAAGCGGTCAGCTTTTGCTGCCACGCTGCCTGCGCGTCTTCCTGCTCCTTGCGCTGCTTCGCGGCCTGGTCGTCAGCTTGGCGCTTGCGCTCGTGCCAAGCGGTCAGTTCGGTCTCGAAGCGATCGGAGTCGAAGTCGCAGCCTTCCAAGGTTGGCTTCTCGCCCACCTGAACAGCCCCTGGCGCGTTGGCAGCCTCGCGCGCGGCAGCGGCCTGCTCCAGTTCGCGGTTGCGCTTCTTCAGCTCGCGCGCCTCCTTGCGCAGGTCCTTGACCCACTGAGGTGCGCTGCGTTGCTCCTCGGTCTCTTCTTCGCTTGCCGGCGGAGCTTCGTCGCCCAGGGTGATGATCAGCTCTTCGCCTGTTTCACCATCAGCTGCCGGCGCACCTTCGCCGCCTTGCTGCTCACCTCCTTGGGCTTGATCGGCAGCCGCCTGTTCGGTGGTCGCACTCGCGCCGCCCGTGGGTGCGCCCACCGCGGCCGAGCCGCCCGTGCCGCCGTTGGCTTCGTCGCCGTGGAATTGCTCGCGGAACGAACGTTGTTTCCACATCCAGCTTTTGTACATTCCATCACCCCTGTTCTCACCGATAGGCCCGGTGGATGCCGATGCGGGAATGATAGGTGGAAACTATCGCGAAAGCAACAACGATAGTTTTCGGCGATTGTCAAGAGGGGTTATCGGAATACGCCGGAAGCATGGCAGATTCGGTTGATCTGGCGCGTCATGCGACCGACGGCATAGGCCAGCACCTCCTCGCCGACCATTTGGCGCAGGTTGGCGCGTCGCAACCGGGCCCAGGCCATGCCGGCATGCGTGCATTCGTGGCTGATGATCTCAGCCGGGTTGTTACGCAGGTCGCGCGCGTTCAAGTACATGTGGGCGATGATCAGGCCGGGCCTGACGAGATATCGCCCGGTGACCTTGCTGAAGTAGTGGCGGACCAGCCCGGCCACGCGACGATCGCGCTCGCGGATGCCGTCCTTGAACAGCATCGTGACTCGCATGTGCGCGGGATTGGCGGCCAGGAAGAGGCGCACGCGGTGCGGAAGGTCAGGATCTGGCTTGATGTAGTGGATTTGTGCCCGGGGCGCCCGGTTCGGTGCGCGGTCGCGCTTCTCGGGCTTGGCCCGGCGCTCACGCTGCCGTCTAACCGGGCGCCGGCTCATGCTGGCGTTCCCGGTTGCACGGGAACCGTGGGTGTCGCGGCCGCGGGCGCGGCCAGCTTCAGCGCCAGGTCGACCGCGTGCGCCTCGCGGCCCTGCTCGACGCCTGCCAAGGTGGCGATGGTATCCGCGTGCGCCTGGGCGACCTTGGCGTCCGTGAGGGTGCCGTCCTTGCGCGCCTTCTCGGCGTCGGCAATCGCCTTGGCTGCCGAAGCCTGCAGGAACTGGGCGTTCGGGTCCGCCGGCTTGTTGGCCTGCGCGGCGGCCAGCTGCTTGGCTTCTTCCTCGGTCGGCTCGATCACGCCCATCTCGACCAGCTTGCGGCGGTAGAACGCGCGCACGTCGTTGAGCCCTTCGCCTTCCATGTTCATCATGATCAGGCCGGTGAGCACGGTCTTGGCTTCGGGGTCGTCGGTCATCGCGAGCATGTTGGTCAGGGCGCGCACCGTGGCGGCGCGCCGGCTGCTCGAGGAGGGGCCGACGTCCGGAACCACGTCGAACTTCGCTTCGCCCAGGTCGTTGGCCAGGTAGCTCTCGCCGGTCTCCTTGTCGACCATCGGCTTGAGCAGCTGGACATTCCCGGCCTCGCCGTTCGGGCCGATGGTCTTCATCTGGCGCCCTGGTTCGACGAACAGGTCTTTCGCCATCGACAGCCACACTTCGCCGATGCGCTTGATGGTCTTCTTGAAGTTGTCGATGTAGATGAAGACCTGCATGTCCAGGCGCTGCTGGATCAGTTCCACGGCCTTGCCGGACTGGTTCGGCTGCAGCTGCTCGCCGGCCTGTTGGTTTCCGAGCATGTCTTCGAGCGCGGTCGCGGCCAGCTCCGCCAGCGCGGCCATTGCGGGAGGGATGTTCGGGGCCTTGGTGTAGGCGACCGGGCCGGAAGCGACCTGCTGGCCGGTTTGCGGGTCGAGCAGGGGATTGATCAGCAGGTAGGGATACTTCTGGATCGCGTCGTCTGCCCACATCTGCGCGTGGCCCGCGATCTGCTCGGGCGTGAGGATCGGCTTCTCGATGTCGAAGCGCATCGCCATCTCGGCCAGCCAGGAGTTGATCAGGTTGACCAGCACCTGGGCGTCGCGCGCCAGCCGCACGTGGCCCTGGCAGCGCTCGATGCCGTCGACGTACCAGCGCTTGCCGTAGTAGGGCACCACCGGGATGTGGTAGCCGGCGATGTAGCCCTCGTCGGACAGGATCCGCGCGCCGTTCATCAGCCACTTGTGCACGCGCTTGTGCTTGCGGCGCTTCTGGCGCACCTCTCGGACGCCGGTGGCGGTCAGCTGGTCCAACTTGCCCGGCTCCGCCAGTTCCTCGTCGGTCAGCTCGAGTTCATTGGCCTCGCTGTCGTCCAGCGCGATGCCGCGGAAGAAGTGCACCAGCTCCGACTTCTCCTCGATCTCGTAGACCTCAGCGATCCAGACCACGTCGGGCGTGCACCAGTCGAAGTAGGCCTGCGTGATGTCCTTCGGCCAGCTGGCCAGGCTGTCGCCGTATTCGGCCTCGTAGTCGTCGTGGGTCATTGCGGTGAGCACGTAGCAGCGCTTCGCGTCCGACTTGTCGAAGGTCTTGCCGTCCAAGCTGAAGAACACGCACGAATCGGCCTCGTAGAGCGGCTCGATCGCGATGCGCTGGCGGTCGTCCTCGTCGTCGTCCTCATCGACGTAGCGCGCGCGCAGCCGGATCGCACCCATGCCACCGGCCGCGCCCTCTTCGAAGCAGTTGTCGTAGGCCTCCTGGGCGCCGCTCTTCTGCTCGTCGGCGCGATACAGGCCGTCGCAGGTGTCGGCCAGCTCGTCGGCATCGCTACCGTCCATGGGCGTGAAGGCGACCGTGATGCGGTTGTTGCGGTACTCGTTCACCACGCGCAGCACCGCCAGGTGCGTCTTGTTGAACTCGAAGCGCGGCTTGTTCTCGAACGCGTCTCCGACCGGGCCTTCCCACTGCGCGCCCGGGATCGAGTAGAAGCGGCGGTCACGCAAGCACTGGATGCGGGTGTCGCGCTGCGCGGTCTGGATGGCGTCGAAGTCCTTGCGGAAGAATGCGTGCTTGGCGGCGTGGCGCTCGTCCTTGGTTGGTCGGCTCATAGCTGATGCCTTTCGTTTGTGCAATGCGCGATAGTCTACCGCTATTGCTTGCTTAAACGAAAGGCATTTGCACGACGATATCCGGCAACGCCTGAAGGTTTACGTTACGCTCCAGCTCCCAATGACAACATGAGGAGTAGGAAATGGATTATGCGGAAATGCTGTTTGCAGTTGAGGTCGACAAGCGTGCTGGCGAAATGTTTGAAGCAGACCTCAAAGTCAAAATGAGCGAACTGCAAGACCGGAGCGCTGTTGAGGTTTGGGTCGCGCAAAACCCGAAGGAAAAGTATGTCGAAGCGGCATATAGGGTCTTCGTGAAAACTGCCGAAACGATCACTGCTATCCGCAAAGCAGACACGGCGAAGGTAATGTCGTGCATGCCCCAGCCGCCTACTTCCGCCTGAACGGCGACGCCATCGGGATCGGGGCGGCCTGTGCTGCGGGCTTGATCGCCCGGCCCAGCGTGTCGGCGCCGCGGCCGATTATCGACAGCGTATCGACACCGTCGTCCGGCTGGCCGGCGGGGAAGACCAGGCACTGGCGCTGCAGCTCGGCCACCCAGGCGGCGCGCGGCCATAGCAAGCGGCCCATGCCGGCGGTCGCGATGATCGATTGGGCCCGCGCGGCCTTGTCGCTGATCGACGGCAGCCATTCGACGCGGCACATCACGTTCCGGTCGATCATGCGCTGACGCAGCCGGCCTTCGGTGGCGCGCCGGATCGGCCCGGCCTCGCCGAACCAGGCGAGCGGCTTCCAGCGCGCCATCAGGTCGATCTTCCGCTCGATCCATTCCTCGGGCCCGACCTGGCCGCGCCACCAGTCCAGCAGGTACACGCTGCCGTCTTCCGCGATGCCGGCGATACCGTGTTCGGTCCAGTCGCCGCCGTCCGGCGTCACCGCATAGTCCGACCCGCCGATGATGCGCAACACCTGCGGCGTGCGCTCGTAGGTGCCCATGTCGTCGCGCCGGAACAGGATGCCGTCCGCCGGCGCCGGGATCTGCTGGTACAGGCTCGACCAGGTGCGTCGGTTCAGCCGGAACTGGTCCCAGTGCTTCCGATCGAACCATTCCGGCCACAGCATGTCGCCCGGCTTTCGCCCGAGCGGATCGGTGTTGGTCTGGCATTCGGCCTGCAGGCACAGCACGCGCCACACGTTCCCGTCGCGGCACTGGATGTCGCCCGACTGGCCGGACCAGTCCTCGGGCAGGATGCGGCCGCAGACGTCGTCCTCGTGCCAGCGGGTATTGATGATCACCACCCAGCCGCCCGGGATCAGGCGCGTCATCAGGTCGTCTTCGTACGCGGCGAAGGTCTTGTCACGGACGGTCTTCGAGTCGGCCTGTTCGCGGCCCTTGATCGGGTCGTCGATGACGATGCCGTGGGCGCGGTTACCGGTCATGCCGGCCAGGATGCCGCCGGCGATGTACTCGCTGCCGTTGGTCAGCGCGAATTCGGTGGTCGACCGGACGTCGACGCGGAGCTCGGTCTGCAGGATGCTCGACGCTTCGGGCGAGCGGAGTAGCTGGCGGGTGCGCCGGCCGTGACGGCTGGCCAGGTCGGAGCCGTAGCTGGCCAGGATCACGCGGCGCGATGCGGTGGGCAGGCCCAGCACGCGGGCGCTCTCGGGGTCAAGGCCCAGGTACCAGCTCGGCGCCACGACGGTCGCGTAGGTGCTCTTCGCGGAGCCCGGCGGCGCCATGATCATCAGCCGGCCGTGCGGAGTGGTCATGCAGCGCTGCATCTCGCGCAGGATCAGCTGGTGGTGGGTGGCCTGTTGGCTCTCGATAAGCGGAATTGGCGCATCGTCGTCAGCGTCGGTGGTAGGCGAACCTGGCACCGGCACGCGCGAGGCGAATGCGACCAGGTCGCGGCGCGCGTTGCGGCGCTGGAGCAGCACCTCGGCGGCCTGCTCACGCGTCAGGTGCGTCATTGGATTCCTTCCGGCCGGCGATGGCCAACAGCTCGTCGTCGGAGAGCTGCGTCACGGTCTTGTGCTGTATCGGCCCGCCGCCTTCGCCCATGTGCTGCAGCTTGGCGCCGTACTTCTTCGGCTTCATCTTCTGCGCCTGCTCGACGCGCGCGTAGATGCGCAGCTTGGCCTTGCGGATCGAGTCGGCGTCGGTCTTGCACTTGTCCGCGATGTCCACGATCTCGTCGACCAGGGTGTCGGCGCGCTCGTCGGTGGCCAGCTCGTACATTTTCGTGAACTCGGGGTATTCGCGGAGCCAGCGGAACACGCTAGCCTTGCTCGGCATGTCGGCCTTCTTGCAGACCGACCGCAGCGTGCCGCCGTCCGCGATGGCGGCACAGAACTTGGCGGCAAGCTCGGGCGTGTAGGAGAGTCCTGTCATGGCTGGGCTTCGAAATCGTATTGCGACAGGGAAAGCTTAAGCCAGTTCATCCAGGCTTGGAAGTGGGTTTCGCCGCGGCCCATGAAGCCTAGGCCGCAGC